CACCACCCCAGTTAGAGGAGTTACCAGCAAGACGTTGGTTGTCACTACCGTAGATGATAGCAGGAGTGACGCTGATGTTATCAGACACTTGATACTTGTAGAAAACTTCAAGCATCGTTGCCTTCTCAAGATCTTCACCAGTAGGTGCTTGACCGATAGCAACACCAGCAGAGTTACCATCAACAAACACATCTTCCCACTGAAGACCAGCAAACCAGGATTGACTATCGGTAGCAGCACTAGTAGTACCACTTACAGTGTTCCAACCATAACCTGCAGAGACAGAAGGAACAATACCAGACTTGGTGGGTTGCCAGTATGCATTCAGGGCATAACCGTTAGAGGTTTGACCAGGAACCAGAGTACCAGAAGAACCATCAAGACCGTTATATGTACGAACACGAGTGCCTTCAGTACCATAACGATAACCGAAGGCAGCACCCCAGTTAGTGCCACGATAACCGATTTGTGCGAGAGTATTCAGAGCACCAGTCTCATCAAACTCACCCTTAGAACTATCTTGACCTGCTTGGGCGACATAGTTTACACCAGCAACAAGACCTTTCTTACCATACTGAACACCGAAACCAGCACCAGTTGCCTTGTTATAAACACCAGGAGTACCAGCAACAGCAAAGAAATCAAGAATACCAGACTTATAAGCAGAAGGCATCCAAGCAATCTCGGTGTTACGAACAGCAGCACCAGCAGTCAGAGTTGCTTTGTTATTGAAAGCAGGGAACTGATAGTACAGACGGTCGATAACTACATTGTTACCAACTTCACTGGAAGTGTTGTCTGCCTTGTCCAGTTTGAACAGAGAAGAACTAGAACCAAAAGGATCACTACTGAAGTTAGCAGAACGCAAACGGGTCTTGAGTAGATCCTTACCAGTGAATGAGGTATCCAGATTTAGACGAAGATCGTAGTTAAATGCAGCGTGAGTTACATCACCACCTTTGGTTTGATAATCATCAACGTTACCGAGAACGAAGGATGCTTCACCACGGAGTTTAGTAGTGGTGGAGAACTGGGTTGCTTCTAGTTGTCCAACCTGTGCTTCCAGTTTGGTAACAGAACCCTGAATAACAGTAAGTTCATTGCGGAACTCATCAGCAAGACGCTTCAGTTCATCAGTTTGTTCGGTTACACGATCAAGGCAAGCATTGAGAAGTGCTGCTGCCTCAAATCGGGTCATTGCCTTACTACCACCATAGGTGCCGTTAGGATAACCAGCAACACAACCATAACGTTCTACAAGATTGTTGAGTGCCTGATATGCCCAATCGGTGGGTTGCACATCAGAAAGTTGTGAAACGCTTGTTACCTGTTCGGAGGAATATTGATTGACTGCTGCCATATTAAGATCTGCGGCATTCGCAGCAACAGGAGCAACCATTCCCAGAGCAACAGGTGCAAGCATCAGTTGTTTGAGTTTCATAAAAATGTTTATGTACTATAGGACAAATGTTAAGAATTACAACTGAATTCTTAAGTACTTATTTAGTATAAAGGATTTCTTTATAGGTGTCAAGAGTTTTGTTGCATGGATGAATTCTCTGTTATTCGACCAAGATATGGATCATAATTCATATACTCTTTTATATTAATATCAACACCACTCTGCTCCCAAAAATTCAACAAAGCATCGTGAGGTGCTTTATGAAAAATACTAAGATGTTCTGGATGAATTGCCGATCCCATCTCTAGATTGTATAAGAACAATGGAATAGTATATGTTTTCCCTGTTTCCAAAATAGTATCTTCAGAAACTGCTCTTGGTTTTACTCCATTATCAAGTTTATACTTATCTCCACGAATATGATGTTTCATCATTTTTGTCGCATGATGTCTAGTGATTAAGTATATTGCGGCAGAAAAATCATTGATAAATTTAAGATGCAATTTAACATGAATATCTCCTGTGCAAATTGTAGTTAATTGTACACAGTCCCAATCATATGGAACTTCTGCAAAGAAATCATTCCAAGTAAAATTCCAATGTTTTACAATATCGAAATTAACATCATCTTCCAAAATTAAACAATAATCTGCATCACTATTTTCATAGAAATGTTTAATCGCCTTTAAATGAGACATACAACATCCCAACTCATTTTGTGATACATTATCAGGAATTCTTCCTTTCAAATAACTTGAGACATCATCTTCTCTACCATCGTATCCAGAAATACGAGTATGATTTTCAATTTCCCAATATTTAAATTGCCGTTCCATATACTCACATCGATGAGTATCTGAATCAAGATTAATCCAGTAAATATGAGGAATACCTTTAAGTTTATAAGAGGACTTATTTTTGTCCATCACAAATTCTGATCCAGTCATCGGGAATTAAATCTTTAGTATCATGATCTTTTGTATATCCGGTTTTTCCAAACCACTGTAGTGGGGAAATTACCAATTTATTTTTATTTTTTGAAAGCCATGCCCCCCACCAAGAGAATGAAGAATTTGCAATAATAAAATCATTACAAAGAGACATTAGACATAGATCAATCCTATTATCAGTATTCTCAGAAATCATAAAACGATCATCTGAAAAAAGTTCTTGTTGCTGACACCAATTAGGATCATCAGAAAAAACAATAACATTTCTATTATAATCAAAATGTTTGAGTGCTGCAGCATAATATTCAAGTGGAAGATTGAAATGATTTTCACTATTTGAAAGATAGTCCGTGCGACGAACATGCAAAGCAATCGGATTATCAACAGAAGAAATCATTTCCTTACAAGGTTTTAAGATTTCATCTTTAAAAGTAAAATCCTCACGAATTTCATCTTCAATATGTTTAAAATATTTTTCTGTTTGAAAATATCCTTGAAGAGTCACATGGTCGGGACAAAGACTAAAAAGTTCTTCATCAAAATGAAAAAATCTTTCTACTACTACTGGAGCATGTCCATTATTTAATAGTCCAATATTAACATTCAAATCAAAAGAATCAAATAGTTCTGTTCTTAGTTTGTTACCAATTCCATCATCAACCGCTTGAGTATGATTTGGAATGCAAATTTCTACTCCCGTATTTCTTGCAATTCCTTTAAGTGATGCATATTGAAACATTTGATTGGCAAATCTTCCCATTCGCCCGAGTGCATTAAATCCTATCATTTCATTTGTGTTTTTCGTGTTTTTAGATAGTCTTGTTTTTTATAATACTCTATTAATTGTTCTCTGTCAAATGACTTGATTGTATTCCAAAGGACCCAATTATTATTAAAATTAGGATTACTAAACCAAGAATTATTTGTTCTTGAGTGCTCTAAATGATAAACATAATTATCAATTCTTCCGATTCGATTTCCAAGAACACTCATTCGATAATAAAACTCATCGTCCTCACAACCCCAAGAAATAAAGTTTTCATTCATCATATAAGAGTCAATATACTTCTGACGATTTACAAACTGTGTCCATCCAATAGTAGAATTGGATAATGTTTTCTGTTTATCAAGAACAGATATGTCAAGATGTTTTATAAACTCTTTGTAAATATCATGATTGTATTCAGCACGCCACTGATATACTCCACAACCATATGGATACACTACATCTGCTCGATTTAAATTTATTTCTTCATATGCTTGGTAATATGATTCTAAAGGAAGGATACAATCTATATCATAATTTGCAACCACTTTTGTATTAGCAGCAACAATCAAATCATTCAAAATTTTACTTTTGCAAAACAGAGGTTCTTGATTTTCCTCGTAAAGATAAGTTAGGTTAGAAGTATCAACATACTTTTTGATTTCAGGAATTGCCCTAAATTGAAAAATTGGTTGATTAGAAACTTCTTTTACAATCACCTTTGCTGGTACATGCTTAAGAAGGTAAGAGACTGATGATATGATGTTTCTTAGTCTATCTTCTGTCTCTATTCTGGTTGGAATTAAAAATGTTAAATCCATCATCTCTGAATCCTCTCATCAGGAATTGGTTCAACAACCCAGGACTCAGGAATTAAATCTTTAATATTATTAAAAGAAAGTCTTTCGCCAAACCAAGGACTTTGAGTAATAACTTTTTTGTTTGGATTCTTTTGTAACCAAGCTCCCCACCAAGAAAGAGAACTATTTGCAATAATGGCATCACTACACAGTGTCATCATGCACAGATCATAAAATGGAACAAGTGATTTTTCCATTTGACCAGCACCATTCAATACTTCTTTTGGATAGTAAATTCTTGTTTCCGAAAGGTAAAAACGGTCACCTTGGAAAAGTTTCTGATCTTTCACCCAATCCAAATCATCAGAACAAATAAGAACTGGTTGATTATCGCTGAAATGTTTTTCAAGTAGGTATTCATAGTGATCCACAGTTGGCATTGGATACCAATCTGGACGACCTATGTTATCGCCCCTACGAATATGAAGAAGAACAATGTTTCCATTGAACTGACTCATAAACTCATTACAAGTTTCATAAATCTCATCTTTAAATTCATAGTCTTCACGAATCGAATCTTCAATGTGTTTGAAGTATTTTTCAGATTGGCGATAACCATCAATATTTACATTATCTGGACAGTTGTTAAAAATCTCCTCATCAAACTCAAATCCAGGTTCATCATATGTTGGTCCATTTATAAGTCCAACACTCCGAAGATTCTTAAGTTTAAATGCATCAAAAAGACCGTAGTTAGCGTAAGTTGGAGTATCCTCTGGAGGAATACACCAATCTAGATTATTATTTGCAGCAATTCCTCTTAATGCTGCATACTGAAACATTTGATTTCCTAGACGACCATTTGTTCCAAGTCGGTTATATCCAATCATAAATCAATCCAAAATACTTCTTCATTGGGAATAGCAAAAATTAGTCCATCACCATATAGTGCCTCTAATCTATCTCTTACTTCAACATCAATCATATCATAGTCAGTGACATAAACCTTATAATTCTCACCAATCAAATCATGACATAAACGATACTGTTGACTTTCTGTAAGAATATCTGTACCTTTCTTATAGGTAATATAATGAAAAGCAAAAGGTAGATTTTGAGTGTTCTTTTCAATAAAGTAATTCTTCAAAAACTTTGAGTGTTCATTATTAAAACTGTCTGTGATCATTCCAAGATTATATTCCAATCCAAGTTTTTGTGCATAAGCAGCAAAAGAACGATTGTCTCTTGGTAAGCATGGACCACCAAATCCATATCCATATTTTAGAAACTTGTTTCCAATTCTAGAATCATTACCAATAGAAGATAGAACATTATCAATTTCGCTTTCTAATCCAGACTTAGTTAGAACTTCACCTACCATATTAGCATAACTAATCTTTGTAGTTAGATAGCAGTTAATTGCAAGTTTTACAACTTCAGCAGCAGTCAAAGACATAAAATTAATCTTAGGTTCTGTTACCTGAATTTTATGATAAATTTCTTCAATTAAACTTTTAGTGTCTCCTTCCGGTCCACCAACCAAAACCATATCAGCATATTGGAGATCTCTTACAATTGTTCCCTGAGCAATAAACTCAGGATTATAAAATACATCTACACCGAAAACATTCAGTTGAGATTGAAATTGTTCGCAATCACCAGGATTGGTAGTGCATCCGACTACAAGAGATTTTCCATGCACTGGATGATCACACTCCTGAAAATCATTTACAACTTGCCAAACAGAACTTACATCATAACTACCGTCAGGCAAAGAAGGAGTTGCGACTAGAGTGTAAATTAAATCGCATTCTAGAATAACTTCTTTGTTGTCAGTCGTTGCTCTAAAGTTCTTAACAGACTTCAGAAGATTTTTTACCTCAGATTCTCGTGTATTAATCTCCCTTTCGTTCAAACTATTCACATAATCCTCACGAACGTCTGAAACCAGAACCTCATATCCTGCTTTTTCTAAAAGAAGTGCGAAACAGATTCCAAGTCTGCCTGCACCAATAACTCCAATTTTCATAGTTTAAATGTAGGAATAGAAACCATTTTATGTTTGTTTTGTTTATGGAACTTTTGATAGATATTAACTGCTAAAGTTTGTTCTTCATTGAGGAACATAGGATCTTCATTCAGACCATCTTCCATTACCCATTCTAACATTTCATAAGAAGTACCGATTTGATCTTCATCGGTTCTTCCATCATCCCAAAGACCATCAGTAGGAGAGGCATCAATAATGCGTTGATCTACACCAAAATGCCTACCAAGTTCCCATACTTCAGTCTTATAGAGATCTGCGATAGGAGCAACATCAACTCCACCGTCACCATATTTAGTATAAAATCCTACACCATAATCCTCAACCTTATTACCAGTTCCGACCACAATACCACCAATGGAAGTAGCAACTTGATAGAGAGTTACCATCCGAAGACGAGAACGACTATTTGTTAGGGCAAGTCTATCACTTCCAAACTCTTTCATAGTAAATTTAAAAGTCTCAAAGACTTTTGTTAAATCGTACTTATAAGTGACCACATTAGTAAAGTTTGATTGAAGCCACTCAAGGTGAGCATCAGAGAGATTTTCCTGTTCTTCTTTCTGATGGATTGGCATACCTAAAGCATAAACCGGAAGACCAGTTTTTGCTGCAAGTGTTGAAGAAACAGCAGAATCAATTCCGCCAGAAACTCCAACAACAAATGCTTTAATATTATACTCTAATGCATAGTTACTCAACCACTTTACTATTCTATTTTCTAATACCGTATAATCAGAAATTCTATTCATTGGAACCAAAAAACTTTTAATTATTATAACATAAATTAAGTTGTTCTACCATAGTCATCTTCGATTCTTTCTATATCAGTTTCCTCACATTTATCGCCCATTTGAACTTCATAAAAAAGAATGCCATTAGAACTTGCTTTCATTCTATGAACTTGTTTGAGATTAATCTTAAAAAAGTCTCCAACTTTAACAGAGGAAATATTTTCATCCAAAGTTATAAATCCACTACCTTCAACAATAATCCAATACTCTTCTCTCTGATTATGATATTGAAGGGAAAATTGTTGATTCGGATTTACATAAATTTTCTTAAGTTTATATCCACTACTTTCTTCGATAGTTTCAAACCAACCCCAAGGTCTTTCTTCTCTATTCATTTTCATAAATCCAGTTAGGGTTTCTATACACAAGATTTATCTCATTATGATGAGTCTGTTCCTGATTTGGATGCCTTCTTTGGTACATATGAATTTCATTGTTATGGCAATATTTGTCTATGAGATAGCAAATAGATGTACCAACAGTATGAATCTCCGATGCATTTTCAAAAGCTTTAATCCAATCAAAAACATTAAATCCATTAGATTTATCTTGTTCAAGACTCATATAGTGAACTTTTTTATCTGTATTTACAGCAAAATTGTCAGAATCATCTGGATCAGTACCAAATGCACGATTAACGATTACATACTCTCCAGTAAGACCATATGTTTCTATCAGTTTATTTTCTCTTTCCCCGTCTCTAATAATTTCAAAAGATTTTCGATAATCCGAAATTGGGACAGAAAGAAAATAATATTTTGCCGCCATTACAGAACATTTTGGTAGATATCTGTCTGCGAAACTTGCAGGAACATAAAGTTCATTTTCAGTCTGATGAATATTGATAGTTCCATAATATTGCTTCAGAGGAAAATTATCAGACTCTCTAACCCAAACCAAATTTTCTTTTTTGAGATAGGTTGAAATTAGATCATAATATACATCACCTACAGGATAGTATACAATATATCCATCATTAATAATAACATCAACAAGTTTTTGAATCCATAAAATATCTCCAAGACCAACTGGTTGGTAGATAAGACAAGTTTTATTTGTAATAGTCATAACAATCCCTAATACCTTTTTCTAATCCATCATATTTTATACAATCAATATTATTAGGATATCCACAATATGGATACTCTTCATAATTACCATGTCTATTAATTTCTACATTATAATCTGAAAGATTATTGATCATTTCAGCAATTTCACTGAGATAATATTTCTCATTATATACACAATTAACATCACGAACTAAAGAATTTTTACCTATAGATAAAAAATAACTAACAATCTTATACAAGTCATTAACATAAATGAAATCCATTTTCCTATCCTTGAAAATTTCTATATTTTTTTTGTTAATGTAGTTGTTAATATTTGTATTAAAAAATCTACTCGGTTCTTCATATGAACCAAAACATCCAAACACACGAAGATTAATTCCCTTAGGATGATTTAAAACTCTTTTTGCAATACAGTATTTTGAAAACCCGTAATTATCTCTAGGAATAACTAATCCAAAATGATGTGGAGATGGCTGCTCTACAGGTGCTGGACGACCATAAGAAGCACCACTATCTAAATTAATAAAGAGTTCAGTCTTTTCGACATGTCTGAAAATATTTTCAAACATAGACATATTTTTATAAAAGACGTTTGGACCATCTTCAATTCCCCTACGACCACCAATAATAGCACCATGAATAATTGCATAATATCTTTCGTCTAAGAATAAAGAATCCACTTCGCCAGGGTCTTCTAACCTAACTTGGTAAGATCTAGGTCTTATAATTTCCCAACCTTCTTTTTCCAGAAGAGGAATAATCTGGCGACCAATAAATCCATTCCCGCCAGTAAATAGTATTTTACCCCTTTTCATATTTCCAACTAGAATCACTTAATAGTTTTTCAAGTTCATCATCTTTAATTTCATAAAAATTCTCTTGCGCTGGAAACTGAAGATCACGAACTTCATTTACATAATCAGTAAGAGCAGACTGAATAATCTGCCCTGCTTCACAATATCTTTTTACGAATTTAGATTTAAACTCCCAGAATAAACCAATCAAATCATGCATAATAACTAACTGACCATCCACTTTATCGCCTGCACCAATTCCATAAACAGGAATTTCAAGAGATTCTGCAATCATCGCAGAAGATTCTCTTGGCATTGCTTCAAGAAGCAGAAAAGAGCATCCCGCATCTTGAAGACGAAGTGCTTGATCAAGGATAACCTTTGCTTGATCTGCTGTTTTGCCCTGAACCTTATATCCACCAAGTTTAGCGCGAGTGTGTGGAGTCAAACCAAGATGACTCATCACCATAATACCAGCATCACAAATTGCTTTGATTCGTTCCACCATACAACCTTCCACCTTAACTGCATCCATTCCTGCTTGAATGAAGGCACCAGCATTAGTTACTGCATCTTCATTTGAGATTTGGTACGACATATAAGGAAGATCACCGACAGTAAATGCCCGATTAACACCACGCGAAACTGCCCTAGCAGAACGTAACATATCATCCATAGTCACTGGAATTGTTGTTTTATATCCTAGTGTTGTCATACCAAGAGAATCGCCAACAAGAATCCAATCAACACCTGCATTATCTGCCATCAGTGCCTGGGGATAATCATATGCAGTAACACCTACAGTTTTTACTTTATTTTGTTTTTGTTTTTGTAACTTTAGAATAGTTACCTTATCTTTATTATCAGCAGGCATATCAATCCAAGTGTTTAATTATCATATTATCATAAAACTCTTCTCTAGACAAGAAGGGGTACATATCTTCCAAAGGTTTAGCAGTAATAGTTCCATCATCATTCTTTTTACCCATCAATGTGGGCACAACCTCTTGCCATTTTTCACAAATAACCTCACAAACTATGGGTCCATTATAATCAAGAGTATATTTAATTTTTTCTTCCAATCCTTCGACATCAGCATAAACATATTTAATTCCAAAACTTTCTACTACTTTACGAATATTTGGAATTGATATACCGCTTTCTGCATCAGTACCAATCTCTCTCCCCTCAAAAAATTTCTTCTGAGTAGTTCTAATGGAAAGGTATCCATCATTATTCCAAACAAATAATTTAACAGGAAGATTGTAGTGTGCAATAGTTTGAAGTTCTTGAAGATTCATCATGAAAGAACCATCACCAGTGACTCCAATTACATCAGAACCCTTTGCAAAGGCAGCACCGATGCAAGCAGGAATAGTAAATCCCATTTCTGCTTGGGAACTAGAAGTAATATATCGTTGATTATCTATAATTTCAGTTGCTTGAGAACAAACATAGTATGCCGACCCAGCATCTGAAATTACAACATCATCAAATCTTTTAAGTTTGTTGAGACAGTGTGTAAAGTAATATAAGTCTACTTTTTCAGATGAATTTTTTTCTGGGCAAATATTCCATTTACTTTTCCAACGAAGACAAGTTTCATTCCACTCAGTTCTTTCCCTACTGAAGATATTTTTCTGCAAGAAATCTTTCGCATCAAAATTGATAAACTTATCGATTTTTACAGTATCTTTTGAATGTTCATCTTTATCAATATCAACAACAATTACTTTTGCTTCCCTAGCAAAGGTAGAATAATCATATCCAGTAACGGGAACAGGCAACCGACAACCAATCACAAGAAGTAAATCACAATTCTGCATTGCAAAGTTACCTGCACGAGTTCCCTTGATGCCAACTCTACCAACAAAATTTGAATCATCAGATTGAATCAAATCAACCCCATTATATGAAGTTACCACAGGAACATTTGTTCTTCTCACAAACTCCCTGAATGCAAACTTTGCGTCTGCACAATTAATACCATTTCCAGCAAGTATCAGGGGTCTTTTAGCATTTTTGATTTCCTCCTCAATACTGAAACATGGCGCTCCTTGGACATCCATAGGAATATCAATCCATACGGGACCGGGACGACCAGAAGTTGCGATAGAAATGGCCTTTTGCATAATATCACCAATTTCTTCCAGATTCTCCACAACCACAGAATATTTTGTAATTGGTTTTACGATATCAATAATATTTGCTTCTTGTACACCAAGATTCCTAACACCAGTGAATGCCATATGTGCTCGATTCACATTACCAGAAACAAAAATTACAGGAACGCTATCTTGCCAAGCATCAAGAAGTCCAGTGATCGCATTTGTTCCACCACATCCTGTAGTCAAACAAACAGCAGATATACTATTATTATATTTTGCATAGGCAACTGCACCCATAGCAGATGCCTGTTCATGGTGATTGCAGATTGGTTTAATCTTTCCATGGGCAGCAATAGCATCATTTAAATACATTGCACCACCACCAGTTACGAGAAAGATATGCTCACATCCGGTTTTATAAATTTGATCGATAATATAATCTGCTACTCTCATTTTTCAAAAGAAGAAGTTACTGTTCCAATATAGTTAATCATTTCCTCTGTGATTGTAGGAGAACAACCAACAAAGAAAACAAGGTCAAGAACCTTACAAGCATTTGGATAGTTCTTATAATAATCCAAGTGACTATATCCAGGATGCATTAGAATATTTCCTGCAAAATAGTTTCTTGTTTGAACTTTATTTGATTCCAAATGTTGAGTCAATTTATTCTTTGTTTCTTTACTATCACAAATAATAGGAACACCAAACCAACTTGCTTCTGCTTTAGGAAGTTCATTAACACTACGAACTCCTGGAATCTTTTCAAAATATTCCTGAATTAGAGTTTTATTCATTCTTCGATGATAGTGAATCTCATCAAATTTTTCAATCTGAACAGATCCAATAGCACCTTGAAAATCCATTGGTTTTAGGTTATATCCCATTTGACTGTAAACATACTTATGGTCAATAATACCATCATACCTTTCGATCCATTTATCAAATCTCTTGTCACAAACTCCACAAGACAGAAGATTTTGAGCACCAACACAATAACAATCACGCCCCCACCAAGCAAGACTACGTGCAATAATAATTAGTTCTTCATCATTACTGGATACCATTCCACCTTCACCTGTACAGATGTGATGTGCAGGATAAAAAGAACAAGATGCAGCAATTGCCTTGTCGGTGAGATAATTTCCATTCCACTTACTTCCAAGAGAGTCACAATTATCAGCAATCAAATAAATTTTATTCCTCTCACAGATATCAACTATCTGATCATAATCATAAGGATTACCAAGAACAGGAGAAGAAATAATACCACGAGTGCGAGTAGTAATTTTATCTTCTATCTCGTTCACATCCCAATTAAGGTCACTAAAATCAATATCAACAAAAACAGGTTTCAATCCACATTGGACAATTGGAGCGATAGTTGTAGGAAATCCAACACAAGATACAATGATTTCATCACCATCTTGCCACCCATATCTCTGCTTAAGTGCAGCAAACATAATTAGGTTTGCAGAACTACCAGAGTTCACCATCAAAGAATATTTCTTATTAAATTTCTTAGAAAATTTAACCTCAAATTTATTGACTTCTTCACCAGAAGCAAGCCATTTTCCAGCAAGAAAAGACTTTAAAATAACTTCAATTTCATCATTGGTCCAATATGGTCCAGAATAATAAACTGGAGATTTGCCAGGAGTAAATTCTCCACTATTAGCAAGATATGGAAAAAGATTTTCTTCAGTGGAAGAAATTTTTTCAAGAAAATCTTTAATTAAGTTGTTAATGTTGCTCATAAATAAAAAGTTTATTTTGTGACGTTATCAATATAGACTAATGCTTCTTTACTAACAGCAGTTCTAAACCACTTACGAAGACCTCCATTAGATTTATTTACTTCTGCTGCTAAAGATCCACCAGCTTGATGTAATACTTTAACTATCATTCTATCACCATTTACAGGATCGTCAAGGCACAATTGACCATCTTGAACATACAGATCTCTCCAACTATCCCAATGAGTTTCGTCCCCCCAGGTGTTACATACCCCATAGGAAAGACCAGTTCCCATTAGATCAATAACCTTCGCTGAATATTTTCCACAATGGAATAGTTGATTTAATGTATCTTGTTCATCCCCAAGTCCATGAAAATAAGGATCAACTTCAGTTTTGATTCTGTATGCTTCTTTGTTTAGATTATGCCAATCATACCAAAACTCTTTACTATTTGAGGCAATCAGTCCAGCATTAATAAACTTTTGTACTGGGATAGGACTACCATCACCAAATGGAGGCAAATGTGCAATAGTTATTCCTTGATGGGAACTTGCCTTGCCCAATGAGTTGTTATTTCTTACCCCAATAATATCCTCATCACTTTCAAATAACTCAGTCAGTGGTCCAGTAACAACAGAGTCTCCATCAATATGAACCACCATATCATAGTCTTCAATGAATGGCATACAAGTCGGTGCCATCATCCAAACAGGTTGAAGCCAAGGATCAGTTACTTTTGCTTCCTCAGTCATCTTGGAATCAAAAATAAAAAAGTCAATATCTGGATGAAAGTGTTTAAAAGATTTAACCAGATCTTGAACTCCGATCAAATCAACATAGTCATCAGTACACCAAGTGGATACTGCAATTCTTTTAGACATAATCAGTTATATTTTGGAAGAATCTTTTGCTCTTTAATCTGACTATTAGTAAGTTGATTGATCTCATTCTTCACATAGAATCTCTGATCATTGTTATGATAAACATCCCTTGCAAGTTGAATAAAAGTTTCATCAAAAACTTTATTTTTTTCACAGTTGCGAATGTTATCTTCAACATCCCAAATAGTTTTATTTACATCTCTGAGAGAATCAATAAGATTTTGAGGAATATTTAGTTCATCAACAATAGGAATGAGATAGTTTAGTTCATATTCAATATTTTTCAGTTTCTCTTCACTATCACATTTTTCTTTTTTGATTTCAAGAATCGTCATTTTATCCACAATCTCACCAACAGACACTTCAATCTTCATTTTTCCTCCTGATCATTTCCATTTATTGAAGGGATAAGTATCCCAGTTTTTTGCTAGATAATCTTTACCAAAAAGTTTAGTCCCAACATTTCCATCCTCAAATGGCGGTAGATTTCTACCTCTTCTAACAAACAGAGAATCACCCCACATTTCTCTTTCATATGAAGAAGACATTTCTCTAAGTTCAAATCCCCTTTCATCTAACCATTTAACAATCTCTTCATGAGACACACCGGATTTATGTCTATCATCAAGTGTTGTTTCTAAATCAACCACATTAATGTAATCAAGATACTTTTCAAATCCAATCAAAACATCAAGTTCTGCGCCCTCAACATCAATATTCAGAAAATCATATTCGTTCATATCAATATTATTTTCTTCGATCACCGTTGCAAGAGTTTTAGTCTTAACTTTGATTGAGTTTACTTTATTCCATTCAGGAAGTCCTTGATAGAAACTGGAACCGTGTTCAGCAAAATAAAAGTTTTTAACACAGTTATCTTCACGATAAACAAACTCATTAAAGATTTTGAATCCCCATTTATCAGCAACTGGTTTTGCCATGTTCTGATAAATATTTGGATTTGCCTCAACTCCAACAACTTTATTGCCAAATAGTTTGGTATAGCATCCATATTCAATAAAGTCCCAAAGACCAACATGAATTACTCCTTTGGGTTGAACATTAATCCTTTCAAAGATTCCAGTATATTCTGCTGTTGGATTGTCCCAAACTGCATATCCAGTCTTTTTATTCCAAGAGGCATAAGGACCTAACATACTCATGAAAAATACCTCCCATAAATATAATCTTCAAGAATTTCCATTTCCTTTGCCTTCTCCAAGTTTTCTTTTATTGCATCCATTTTACTATAATAGATATCTTCAGATACTTCAAACTCTTCAGTGAGATCTATAATTCCATCTTTGTTGAAATAATCTCCAATGTCAGGAGCACCAAGATAGACTGGAATAGTTCCCGTTGCAAAACAGTCTAATAGTTTTTCGGTAAAATATGTTTCATATTGCCCGTTCTCAATAGCAACTGAAAACATGTAATCGCAAAGACCTTCTTCTTTATTTGCAATTTCCTTGAAACCTCTACCATACATATCAACCTGTCCCCAGAGTCTTTCAACCCATTCAAGACGAAGCTTGTGCCCCTCACACATTGTTTTATTAGATGAAATCATAGAAATCATCTTAGTTTTTTCATATACTTTTGGTTCTTTAATCCAAAATCCTTGAGCAGGGCACCACTTAAACTTGGAGTCTATCGAAAGTAAATCTTGGTTATGAGTAAAGATTGTATCAAATGTTTCCAAATATTTTTCAGGAAACATTTTTACATGATCAACAATTTGAGGAGTAATATACTTAGACTCAAGAAGCCATCCATATTTTGATCCAGGAATATCATCTATTTCTGCCTGACCCAGGGTACTGTCAATATAAAAAGTTGCCTCTCCACTACCATCCTTGACCCATTCAATATATTTTGACTCCTTTCCATGAACCGAATATCCTTTATTTCCGTTCGTGAGATGAGTAAATGTATTTCCTACAAGATTAAACTTTGTTTTCATGGTACAATCAAATCTAATTGTTTAATATCAAACTTTGATAACTTAATATCTATAAGATTTTTTGTGAAGGGTCCTTCACCAAGTTTACAATATTCATACAGTGCTCTTGTTGGATCTGGCATATTAGGGTCCTCATAATCAATAAAGAACATAAGTTTTAGACAACTAAGATATTTAAATAGATCAAAAATGCCCGAACACTGACCGACAATCACAAGATTCTGGTGTCTTACAACATAGTCCAAAAGATCTTGCAGTTCATACTTATCCAATGGTTCTGTTCCTTCAAATATCTTTTGATTTTTAAAGACATTTGTTTTCTTTGTCATATTGACAATGACTTTATATCCCCGTTCTTTCATTTTTAATACAATATTTTCCCAGAAAGAATCGTTGAGTTGATAACTATCGCCTCGTTCAGGGAAAAGGATACAAGTTTTTTCTTCAATATCCTTTACTGCATTCAAATCATACTCATAGATCTTTTGAAGAACACCAGTATTGTGAATATTATTTAAATAATCCCAATCTTTAAATGGCATGTGAGCAACCTTAAGTTTGCCATAAGTATGTGCATTCTGCACAATCTGCGAATCTTGTGGATAAAATCCATTACAAGACATTAAGACTTCTTCTTGATCAATTGGATATCCTTTATAAACTTGAAAATCATCTGGATAAATGACAATCTCCTCGCACTTATGGGGAGAAGGAACATAATTGTCAAGGATGAACTTAACACCATTAAAGATTCTCTTTTGACATAAAATTTTATATGAAACCGGAGATCTTGATTCTAAGAATAGAGTTGCAGCAGTTGCATCTCCCATTCCCCAACACATCAAGTACCAGTTTTCATTTTGGAAGATTGACTTATCAAGATTCAAAGTTTCTTCGCATGTAATTTCTCTTACAATCACTGACATAAAATATTCTCCAAAATGCTAAAACTTTCCTTTGTGGTATGGCTATGAATGTTTGTTGCTTTATAAAGTTTTTTATTAAACCAAATTTCTAAATCTGGTTTATGCGTATTATCTTGTGTTTGAGTAATCAAGATTTTATTTTCATTCTTAATGTTATCATTGTGCATTGAAGAAGCAACTGCTGCACCACTAAACCTACCCACTATTATATCACAAAAAATACTTAAATACGAGTTATGCAATATATCAGAAGGATACTTTCCAAAAACATCTGGAGTATAAAATATATTTTTACTATAAACTTCTTTTGACTCTCTGTTAGTATAATAAAAATCCCAATCTTTATGTTGATTTGATAGTTTAAGTATTCTATCTAACCAGTCTTCATTATCAGTCTGTCCCGATTTACCTTTATGATTTAAGAATAAAACTTTCTTTCTACCATTATTTTTTAAGGATTTAATTTTAATTACAGATTCTTTATCGAGGATAGACTCATAATCAAAGTCAATACCTAGATTATTTGGAACTAAAATATCAAATCCATGTTTTCTAAAAATAAAATTCCAGGCACGTTTATGAACAAAGAAAGTGTCTTCTAGTCCTGGAAAAGTTTGATTTGTTTCAGTTTGGGGAATGATTAACTCAGAATATTCTCTGTTACACAACCAAGTAGGAATATTAATATCTCCACATATTTCTTCAGTAGAAATAAGTGTCGGAACTGTTTTCATGAAAATTTCGGGAAAAACAGTTCCATCAGACCCATAGATGTATTGATAATATTCGTGCTCTGGATATTTCTCAACTAAAAGATTAATAAATGGAGCAGCAAATAAAAAATCTCCTAGATGTGCTTCAGTGTAAAAGCAGATCTTCATGTTCAAACAGGATGATACATAGGAGCGTCTTTATAGACTTGAGCATCAATCCATTCATAAGTTCTGCGAATACCCTCCTCAAGAGTCATTGTATAATCCCAACCCAGTTTTTCGCGAATCAAATCATTGTTAGAGTTACGACCACGAACACCAAGAGGACCATCAATATGATTCTTCTCTACATTTTTACCTGATACTTTTGCTGCAGTATCTGCAAGTTGATTGATTGTAACCATTTCCTCAGAACCAATATTCACCGGACCTTCAAAATCAGATTCCATTAGACGACGAGTTGCTTCAATACATTCTTCAATGAACAAGAAAGAACGTGTTTGCTCTCCGTCACCCCAAATATCAATAGTTCCACCATGAGTGGGAAGTTCAGCAACTTTACGACACATGGCAGCAGGAGACTTTTCTTTCCCACCAGTCCAAGTTCCTTCAGGACCAAAGATATTATGATAACGTGCAATCCTTACAGGAATGCCATAGTTACGACTGTAAGAGAGGTACAGACGCTCAGAGAACAGTTTCTCCCAACCATACTCAGAATCAGGTCCTGCAGGATATGCATCAGACTCTTTCAGACCAGGATTGTTTACATCCATTTGAGCATATTCTGGATACATACAAGCAGAAGAAGAATAGAAAATCTTAGTCTTATTCTGACCAGTAAAATCATTCAGTTTCCTCACGGAATCAAGAATGTTCAAATTAATCAAAGCAGAGTTGTGCATTACATCTGCATCATGGTCTCCGGTAAAGATATATCCAGCACCACCCATATCAGCAGCAAACTGATAGATCTCATCAAAGGTCTCAATATACCTGGAAGGAACAAAATGGTAATAGTTACCTGAATATCCTTTGAACTGAACGATCTTTTCAACAAAAATTTGATCAGTCAAGTCTCCACGAATAAACTCATTCGCAGCAGTCTCAGAAAACTCAGGATTTTTAAGGTCAACTCCACGAACCCAATACCCCTCTTCACGAAGTCTACGGACCATGTAACTCCCAATAAATCCACCAGCACCACAAACAAGTGCTGTCTTTTGCCTTTCGCTCATTTATCAAACTCCTTTTAGTTAAAGTTTATTTTACAGTTTAAACGTTGTCAAGTATTTTGGACAATACTTTCATTTGCTGTGATGTCACAAAATGATTATTGCCAACGTACACTCCACTTGTATGTAGAACTTCCACATTTAGTTTATCTTTTTGAGTACAAACTTCATATTTTTTGAAAGCAGGATGTCTCAAAAGATTACCACTCACAATAGGACGATGCTCAATTCCTTTCGAATCAAAGATGTCCTTCAGTTTATTCATGTTTTCAGAATCTTTACAAATGATTGGGAAACAGAAACTACTATTTCCAGGTTTATATTCTGGAACATAAAACTTGTGGGCATTGCGAGCAATAGAAAGACAGAAATCTTTATAATTTCTTCTACGAATTTCAATCATATCATTAAGTCTCTTCAACTGCGACAAACCCAGAACTGCACAGACTTCATGATTTCTAAAGTTATATCCATCAGTCATAAACAGAAACTGTTTTGAAATATCAGGATTTTCCTTGATATATTGTTGGAATCTTTCAGGACTTGATTCTCTTGCCATACCATGACTGCGTTTCATTCTCATCAGTTCATACAAGTCTTTATTATTTGTACAAACCATACCACCTTCAATAGTAGTCATATGGTGCCCAAAGTAAAAACTAAAAGTAGAACCTAAAGAATCTTTACCTCTACGAACACCATCATTATTTTCCACCCCATGAGACTCACAAATATCTTCAAGGATAAGAGCATTTGGAAATAACTGCTTATACCTTTCTACATTTGCTGAAATGCCAAGTAGGTGAGTAATGAAGATTGCTTTTACGTCTGGATGTTCTTTTGCAATGTGTTCAAGGTCATCTTCATCAAAACTAAAATTACGAAGATTTACATCACAAAAAATAGGAGTCAGTCCGGACTGAATGACAGGAGCAACGTTAGTAACCCAAGTACAAGCAGGAACAATAACTTTATCTCCATCCTGTAGATTATACAGTTCTTTAACAGAAGAAATCAGAAGAGAGTTTGCAGTGCTACCAGAAGAAACATAAAGAGAATAATCGCAACCTAACCAGTTTGACCATTGCTTTTCAAACTCACGAACCTTTGGTCCATTTGTTAAACGACTTGTAAGAAAAACAAACTTCGCCATTTTTAAACGATCAGCAAGAGTAATCGTATCTTTCATAAGTGGCCAATACATATCTTATTCCTCCCTATCAAAACCGCAGTTCATTCAAACACATATCTCTGACAAGTTCATCAAAACTAATCTTTGGTTCCCATCCAAGTTTTTCTCTTGCTTTAGATGAATCTCCAATCAAAGTATCAACCTCCGATGGACGGAAATATTTTTCACTCACTCGAATTACAACCTTTTCACTGACAGTATCAATACCAACCTCATCAAGTCCTTCACCCTCCCAACGAATATTCATACCAAAGTAAGGAGCACATTTCTCAACGAACTCTCGGACAGAATGTTGTTCTTCGGTTGCGATCACATAATCGTCAGGTTCATCTTGCTGAAGCATTAACCACATAGCATCAACAAAATCTTTTGCGTGTCCCCAGTCACGTTTTGCATTTAGATTTCCTAGGCGAATACAATCCAATAAACCTGCCTTTACTTTAGAAAGACCAATTACTACCTTACGTGTTACGAAAGTTTCACCTCTTCGTGGAGACTCATGATTAAAAAGAATTCCAGAACTAGCATGAATTCCCATAGACTCTCTATAGTTTTTAGTAATCCAATGCCCATAAAGTTTTGCTACTCCATACGGAGAACGAGGATAAAATGGTGTTGTTTCACGTTGAGGAATTTCCTGAACCATACCAAACATTTCAGAAGTAGATGCTTGATAGAAACGTACATTTTTCTCCATACCTAAAATACAAAGGCTATGGAGAATTCTAACTGTTCCAAGTGCATCAACTTCTGCCGTATATGCAGGCATTTGGAACGATACTTTTACATGACTTTGTGCGGCAAGATTATAAATTTCAGTTGGTTCTACTTCTTGTATTACGTGAAGGATATTGGTCGAATCCGTAAGATCTGCATGATGCAAAACTACATCCTTTGATAGATGATCAATTCTAACATTATTAATAGATGAACTCCTTCTTATTGTGCCATGCACTTCATATCCTTTACTTAGGAGAAGTTCTGCAAGATATGAACCATCCTGTCCCGTAATACCAGTAATAAGTGCTCTTTTCATACACGAATATATTTTTTTAAATTATACAAAAAAAGGAGGTTATTGTCAACCTCCTTAGTTATTCAGGCTCGCCACCAATTCTTTGACTGGAAATTGGAAACCAGGCGGAGAAAGAATTCCCCATCCGCACCAACGGCATTTGAGAGATGACGTAAACTCATAATAGGGTCATATTGACTCCACCACTTAGTTTTAAGAAACTAAGAAAAGTTGGGTTAACTTTGATATCTCGGTAATACCAAAGAATGCACATAAAAATAATACATCCCAAAGTTTAAGTTTAATAGCAAAAGGAACTGTGAGTAATCCTCCAACAACTTTTATCATTAAACCATATTTAAATTCTCCCCATAACATAGTTTGATAACCAATTATAAGAAGAATATTTCCAATCCACCGAAGCAAATCAGATTTTGACATTAGGGGTTTGCTCCCGACCAGTGCTGTTAAAGTCCATCCGTGACTATTTAATCATCCTCATCATCTGCAATATAACATGGAACTCTATCTGGATCTAACCAACGCGCATAGTCAATGTCCTCCATAGCAGTAGTACATTGTAAACCATTATCAAAAAGATAAATGTCATTCCAACGTTTAGTATATTCGTTTTGTTTTTGCATACGGTAATCAGGTTTACCGTTGATTTCAAGAATACCTGCTTCTATAAAGCGATATCCCTCTCGTTCCAAAAGAACTTTGGGTTTCATGCCACCTCAACAGATTCCAGATCAGCAAGAACATATTCCATAAGCATTTCATAATCATCCAAAGGATCACCAGAAAATACTACACCTTCGTTTTCATAAAAACGGCGAACCTTTTTATAAAGTTTCGGATTCTTTACATCAAGGTAGAAATCCCCATTTGCTGCACCACGAAGTGTTTGAACGTCTTTCTTGAATTTTGCTGTAAGAGTCATTGTTTTGAATGTTGACCTTGTTATTATAAAGGTTTGACTTGGAGAAGTCAAGGTGGACACTTGGAGGAGTGTCCTATGCAGGTTAAGAGAATCGAACTCTTCTTCGCGGAATTATGAGTTCCGAGCATTCTACCAGATTGCTAAACCTGCTCGTCTAAAAATTGTTGCCAACTATTACCATAATGCAATGTGTGATGACAATTTTGGCATAAAAGATCACATTTTTCAACCTCATCTTTAACTAGTTCCCATTTTCTATTTGCAAAAGTCCTACCATCAAGTTGAAATTTTTTTTGATAAGGATCTCTATGATGAAAACATAAAGTTGCAGGTCTACTTTCTCCACAAGATTCACACTTACCACCTTTGTATTGAAGTGCTTTCCATTTATTAGAATAACCTCTTGCTTTTTGTTCGGTATAAGTGTTTCTGTTTATTGTAACTGGGTCATTTTTATAACGCCATTTTTGTCTGCAAGAATTACTACACCATTTTTTTAATCGTCCTTTCGTAACTCTTTCATTTAAGATGTTACATCCACAACCTTGACAAGTAGTAATAGTAGTAAACATAATGGTGTTATGAAAATATACATACACCTATTTATACAATAAGTATATGTAATACGAGTGCCTGGATTCGAACCAGGTCAAAGCCGCTAATCTGGCGGAAAAGGTTTATAAGACCTCTCTGACTACCAAGTCTCACTCGCTTAAGACCAAATCATTATAGGAGATTTGGAACCCTTCGTCAAGACCCTTCTTCGTGGTCTGTGTGAATCTTAACTATCTCTTCAAGATCCACATTTGCTTCGTTACATATACTAACTACTTCTTTGTAAGGAACCATTACTGCATTTCCATGTTTGCTTTTAATGAGTAAGGTCTCTCCTTTTTCTACCCTATTCATTAGGTTATCAAAATCTGCCTGAAACTCTTCAATTGTAAAAGATGGAAGTTTTTCGATTTCTGGATTCATTTTTCATAAAGTATTTTATGAGTCGGGCATAAAGGATTTGAACCTTTGACCTTTCCGCCCCAAACGGAACGCGCTACCAAACTGCGCTAATGCCCGATGTCTTTTTTATGTATATACATAATACCAGCAAAAGGAACAACTGTCAACCCCATTCCGCATAGAAAAAGAAAGAATGGATTTGAAGCAAGTGATTCTACGATGTGAAAAATCATCTTCCCCTCCAGTGTTTATACTCATAATACATGTATTGATTTACTTCGTCAAGTCCTGATAGTGGAGCATTCTCTTCACATCTAGACCACTCAATACAAAACTGTTTAATATCATGGTTATGTATAACAGAATGACCATATATTCTCACAAAAGAAGACATAGCAAAATGATATCTTTGCTTATTGGGGATATGCATTTGTCAATCCCCAGCAAATCCACAATGCAATCGTAGAAAAATATATGGTTGACAATAGAAAAAGTGTTTTAGTCATCTTCTTCGTCCTCGTAACTTGATGGTTCTTCAAAGAGTTCGTCCATTTTTTGTTGAAGAACTCTTTGCTGTAGTTCTTGTAAATCTTCTTCTGTTAAAGAAATCATTTGTCCTTGAGTAAGTCTTCTATTCTTTTACGCATATTTACACTATCTTGTTTCATATAGTCACGTAAAGAATAACCACGTTGATTTCTCAAAATACAAGTTCCTTGATAAAACATTGTGGCAGCAAAGACTAAAAAGAATACTATTCCTATCAGTTCAATGTGATTTTGAGCCATGGTAGTAATGGAGGAATAACTCCAACAAGTCTTAATAGTCCTTCAGCAAATAAAGCAAGAACCACCCAACCGACGCACATACTAATGATAGAAGCATTACGGTTGTGTCGTCGTATTGCTGCATCGATCATCTCCTGAACTTCAGAACGTGTAATAAATTCTTCTTGTTCGTACATCATTTCTCGTCTCCAAGAAACTTTGCAAGAGGATCTCTGCGGGTTTTTACAATTTCAACTGCTCTCTTATAAAACATATTATCAAGATTGCCAGAGGATTCAAAAGTCTCTTTAATCTTCACCCAATTATCGTAGGTGTGTTGATCCATAGGTTTTGAGAGATAGTACTATTATATAATAGTTTTCAATCTTTGAATGTCAACAAAATGTGTTCATAACGTAACACTGTTGAAGAAATTATTAAATTTGTAATTTATCTTAAAGCGGAAGGTAGGCGAGTCGAACGCCTAAGGGCTTTAACACCTCAACGCTTTTCAAGAGCGGTTCCGTCACCAATCGGATTGACCTTCCATATTAAGTCCTCAACGGACTTCAAAATCAAGTCGTCTCACTTTACGTTGACGACGTGCTTCCTGCCAAGCAATATCTTGAGAAGTAAGCACACTTTTGTTTTGATTTTCTTTTAAAGAGTTTAACATAACAATTCGAGATAAGTCAAGTGCAGAAATTTTATCTCCACGAATTGTTGCCATATTAGGACATCCACACGTCACTGTTTTTGTTTGGTGTCCAGTTAATTCTTTATTGCAGTCTTTGCATCTTATTGAAATCATTGTTCTTCATCCTTATCACTGTAGGTGTGATCTTAGCATCCATACAAATTTGCCGTGAGATTCCATTAAGTCTTGAACCAGATTAGCAGTTGCATATTGCTTTTGTGCTTCTGATTCTTCCGAAATCTCTGCCATTAACTCACAAAACTTTTCATTGTTTTCAAGAAGTTCTTGAAGCATTTCTTTTGCTCCAGTTGAACTTGCAGCCTCTTTGATTTGAGTAACCTCAAGCATTCTTGAAAGAGAACTCAATGGTTTTACATTTAAGTATCTCATATGTTCAGAGAGTCTGTCAATCTCCTCAAACATAGTTTCATACTGTCCACCAAAGAGTTGATGGAGTTGAGTGAAATCTTCTCCAACTACATTCCAATGAAATGCCCAAGTTTTATGAAATAAAACAAAAAGTGATGACTGAGCATCACTTA